ATTCCATGCCGAGCTGAATTGCGATCATGACCGACTCTGGCTTCTCCATGCCCTTCGGCGCGAAGCCGCTTGCGACTACCGCTTTGGCGAAGCGAAATGCCTCGTCAATACTGGCGAGTTGCACGCCTTGATTTCCGAATGCGATCTGCGCTTTTGGCTGCGCGGATTCTGCGACCTGGAGCTGCTCTGTTTTGACGTTGGTTTCCATTGTGTTGTCGTGTGTGTTGTTTTGTTGGCCCGCCGGTCGTCGTTGACCGGCGGGTTTTTTCTTCCAAATTTTGACCGCGTATTTTCGCACGCGCACGGTCGCGCTCGTAGGGTTTGTTTTACGCCCAAGCCGGCGGCGAAAATCAAAACGGAACCTCTTCACTGATCACGTGCGCGTCGTCGGATGCGCTGACTGATTTCACAGGCGCAACTGCTCCCGTTCTGCGCGAATGCCATAACGTGCGGCAAGCATTCTTGAGCAGTACGTCGGCCTCGCGCGGAGCGAACGGCGTGCCGTCCTTCTTTAGCTGCGGTTCCCGCTCTGCGCCGTACCAGAGAAGTTGCTTGTCGGTTAGCGAGCTGATCGGTATGCCGCTGTTTTTTCCGAAATGCACGGCGACCGCGCCGGCATTCTCTACCTGATGATCAGGAGCAGGCAAAGAATCGGACCATGTACTTTTCGAGGCGGTCGGCTTGGGTGCGCTCGGCGTGTTGGAGCGAGACTCTAGAGCCTCGCGGATACGGATCAGCTCTGAGAGCAGAGCGGTATGCTGTTCGGTCGTCATCGTGTTGTCGGAATGAATTTCTCTTCGTCGTCCTTTAATTTTTGCCGCGCCTTGTCGGCGGCTGCTTTCATGGTGGCCTCTGCGCGCGGACTTTTGGTCATCGCTGCGTGCCATTCGTCGTCGTGCCCATCTTCGGCGCCGCGCCGTGCCATGCGTTCAAGTTCGAGGATGCTCATTGGTCGCCTTCATCGCGCCATTGCGCTCTGAGATCGCGCAGTAGTTCGCGCTCGCGAGCAGATACGTACATGGTCTGAAATCCCAGATTCCAGGCGAGTTGATAGGCCCACGAAACCGAGATGCCAGCTTCGTAAGCGAACTCCTTCGGCGTCTTGCCGGAGAGTAGTGCTTTCTCTAAAAGTTTTGTCATACGATATTGAGTTCGGCCGTATTAGCATCGCGCTCGATCTGCGAAAGGTTTCGCACCGCCTGTCGGAAGTAGCTCGGTTTAAGCTCAACTCCTACGCCGCGCCGGCCATTTAGCACGGCGCTATAAACCTCAGATCCGACTCCCATAAACGGCGTGAAGACGACCTCGCCAGGGTTGGACCAAAGCACCACCGCCCTTTCGATAACGTCAAGCTGGAGCGGATGAACGTGGCGCTCGTCGTCCTTATCTCGACTCTCCTCATAGGCTAGCACGTTATCAATCCGAATGTCATCCCATATACACGAGGCATATTGCCGCCAGATCCAATGCGAGAATCGGTTCTCGGTCTGCTTGCCATCATGTCCCTTCCATTCAAGCAATTCACGAGGCATCTGCCGCTCGCCCGCGTATGAATGAAGCCCGGTCGGATGCGCTACTGGTATCGGGTTTTCTCCCTTCTTTCGGAAGCAAATCAGGTAGTCGCCTCCGGCCACGTCACATAGAGTCGAATCCTCCACGATCTGCGCGTGTGCAAGTCCCTTCGCCATCGTACGGAGCCGGACGCCGAGCGGCTCCTTCCAGATGACTCGCCGCATACAAAACTGAAACCCGTGGCGCTCGTGTGCTCGAATAATGTCGCCGGGAAAATCAATCAGGCCGGAGCCGACATTAGCTGCGACGCCCATCTTGGCCGTTGATCCATTGCCCGTACCAGCCACGTCCATGCAATGCACGGCCGTAAGCCGACCTGGCTTCGTAAGCCTCGCAATTTCTGAGATCACGTAATCATAATGCTCGAAAAACTCGGAGTAGGATCGGCAGTTCGAAAGGTCGCGCTCGCTGCTGCTGTAGTTGTAGAGGCCGCAGAACGGAGGCGAATAGACCGAGAGGTCAATTGACCCGTCCGGCATCGCGCGCATAACGTCAATGCAGTCTGAGTTGTAGAGCGCGAAGCGCTCCGTGATGTGTTGTTTGTCGTTGTTCATAACCACTTGGGGAAAACAGGATTGAGCTTAGTATGTTTCGCGCCTTCGATGCGGAGCTCGTCGTTGATGAGTGAGACCAGATGCTTAAACATCGCGTCGGCTTGGTCGGCCTTGCGTTGAAGATTAGAGACCACGCCGGACTCTCCCTCGGAAGCCACGACATCAATCACGACATCGCGCTTCTGACCGAACCGCCAACAGCGACGGACCGCCTGATACCATTGCTCAAACGAGTGGGAAGGAAAGAATGTCTGATGCGCGCAATGCTGCCAGTTGAGCCCAAAGCCTGCGATCTGCGGCTTGGTGATTAGAACGCGCAACTCGCCATTCGCGAACGCCTCAAACGTCTCCTCCTTCTTGTCGTCGTCGTCATCGCCAGAGACCTCGGCCGCGTCCTCGATCAGTCTGCTGATCATCTTGCCCTCGTCGTTAAGATGACACCAGACGACCGCAGGCTCCCCGGTATTGCCGACCAGATTCGCTACCAGTTCGCACCGCTCCGTCAGCGTGCGGCGCCTCTCCTCTCGCTGCTCGGCGAGCGTCATCGCAGGCAGATCGAACAGCATCCCGTCGCGCTGGCTCCGCGCAACCACGACGTGCTCGCGCGTGGTAAGCTTCGGCAGCTTGAACGGTCCGTCATCGCAGCCCATATCGCTCGGCCGCCGAACGGCGCGTGCCCAGGAGCAGACCCAGCGCCAGAAGTCGCGCTCCGAATGCCCGCGGAATCGCCACACGCCAGCGCGATGCTCGTCCGATCGAGATGTCGTCGGACCCTGCTTCTTGAAAAAGCGTCCGAGCATATCAGAAAAACCCATCTCTCCGAGCGCTTCGCTTGATGTCCCGAGCTCAATGTAATCGTTCGGCGCAGCCGTTGCGGTGCAAAGCAATCGATACGGAATCTTCCGCGCGAAGTCCGTCACGGCCGCCTTCGTCATCCCGTCGAAGTTCTTTAAGATTGAAGACTCATCGCACACCACGCCCGCGAATTGCGTCCGGTCGAAGTGGTGCAGGCGTTGGTAGTTGGTGACGACTACGCGCGCACCGGCCGGGAACTTGCCGTCAGAGGACCGAACGCAATCGATACCAAACTTCTCGCCCTCCTCGACAGCTTGCCGCGCCACTGCGAGCGGGGTCATCACAAGGACCGGGCGGTTGGTGTGGCGCACTACGTTCTCGGCAAAGGTCAACTGGATCGCCGTCTTGCCAAGTCCGCAGTCTGCAAAGATAGCGGACCGGCCGCGCTCGACTGACCACGAGACGAGCGCCCGCTGAAAGTCGAACAGCTTCGAAGGAATAAACGTTGGCTCGAATCCGTGCTTTGCTCCGACGTGACGCTTGGCGTCCAAAAATGACTCATAGCTCATCGCATCGCCCTCCGCACCCTCTCCGCGTAGCCCTTCGTGGCCGGCTTGAGGTGGCCGCGAGGACCGCCGTTGTGCACGCGAGCCAGCGTCTCCACGTCGCCCTGCGCCCACGCTTGCGGCGCGTAACGTTTGAGATAGGCGGTCGCGACGCGCTTGGCATAGGCGAGATCCGCGACGCGCTCGTATGGTCCCGCCACGCGGCTGTCGGCGTGATATGCTCGGTGGATCTGGAGCGGTCCCAGTGCCTTCCCGCCGTCGCCTACAATCGGCCCGCTGCGGCCGCTGGTCTCGACTACGTGCAGAGCGCGCCAGAACGAGTCCGGTGGCGCGGCGTGCGCGCTGGCGCAGATCGCGAGGATGAGGAGTGCGCGGCTCATGAGGCAACCTCCGCGATCACCTTTGCGACCGAGTACGATGCGCGGAACTTCGCGATGGCGATCGCGTCCTGCGCTGCGGTTACGGTGACGTAGGTTCCGCCCGCGCTCTTGTCCCACGTGTCCGCCGTTGTGAGCTCAGTCAGGAACCAAGCTGACGCCCCGCGAGTGATCGTGATGCGGGTTGTGATCCGCGGATATTTATACGCGTTGGGCAATCGTGAGCCGCTGCTCGCCCGAGCCGTCGCTCCTGCTCGCTCATTTTTCGGAATTCCCAGCGCGGTGATCTGCGCCTCAGCGGCGGCAGCGCAGTCGATGATCTCCGATGCCCTTGTGAATGTGTGAGCTGTTGCCTTGCCGTTGGCTTTTTCGATAGCGGCTTGAATCGCCGCGATGTTGGATTCGTTGATTTTGATCTTCATGTTGTTGGCTTGCTCTCGGGCTTGATTGCCTCCGATGTAGAAACCAAATCACGCCCGCCGCCCGATGGAAAGACAAATCTACACGATTGATCACACTTCCTCTGTAATTGTTGACGTTCAATTACTTACGTGAGTTTGTTTTTTTCATGCGCCGCAACCTGATCCGCCGCATCGCCGCCCTGGAGCGCACGGTGGCCGCCATGCAGTCTCGGATCGCGGCGATGCAGCAGCGTGCGCCTGAGCCGGTGAGCGACGAGCTGGAGCCGATTCTGGCGGCGGTGCGCCGCGAGTACGCCGTGACGGCCGACGAGCTGGTCGCGCGATGCCGCGAGCAGCATCTGGTGCGCGCGCGACAAACGGCCATCCTCCTGTGCTACGAGCTACGCCCTCAGGTGCACCGGCTGGCCCAGAGATTCCGACGCGGCCGCGCGGCGATCAGCTATGCGATAGGAGCGGCCACAGATCGACTCACGTGTGATCACAAGTACCGCGCCGAAGTTGCGCGGGTGCGCGCTCAGATATCCAGCGCGTCGGCGAATGCGTCCGAGCCGAAATCGCACGAAACCGGCTCCGCACGCGCCGCCACATAGAGCTGCGCGATGGCGTCGTGATCGGTTAGCACGGAGTTGCCGAGGTACTGATCGAATTTTGCGCCACTCAGCCGCAGCTTGGCGATGTACGGCGTGAGCGCCTGCTTGCCCTCCTGCGCGGCCTGCTGGCTGACGTAGAGCGCAAACAACGCGACGGCTTCCCGCGCCGATCGGTCCCACCTGTAGGTGATCACACGAATGTAATCGCCGGTTGCGCCGCTCGGGAGGGTGAGAGATTTGGAAAAGGCCATGTCGTCAGGTGTAGGCAGTGAATCGCGCAGACAATCGTAAATCGCCTGAATCGAGCGTATCGCCGTCGTTGCGGAAGATTTTGACTACCGCCGTGGCAGAGGTGGACCCGGCGTCTTGCGAGTCGTAGAAGCCAGCGTATAGCACATCCTCGACGACCACGATTCCGTCATCCGGCTTCGTGCTGAAGCCTTTTCCTGAAATCCCAACACCAACCGTCGTGCTCGTTCCTCCGCCTGTAATGTTTACGACTTCGTTTGTCTCGTATACAACATTGACTTGCAGAGTGCTGGCTCCGCCTCCAGTTTTGATGCCGGTCGTTTTTACGTCGGTGTCATTGTATTGCGCCACTGTGCCAAGCGGCCTTTCGATCAGCGCAGCGGAAGATTGCACGGAGCCGATTGCGGTCCAGCTCGACTCATTTCCTAAGCGAGAAATAACGCGAGCAAATCCGAAGCCTGCTGTCAACTGCTCGGCCTGATAAAAAAAGACAACCATTGAGCCAGAAGGAACGATTGCGGATGAGAAAATTCCTTGATTGCCCTGTGCGTACCAAGCAGGACCGTTCACAGGATCATTGCCGGTAACAATTTTTACTTCTACGCGAGAAATGTCCGCACTCGAAGGCGCAGTTATGGAGACGCCAATCGCAAACATTGGAATTGTGCCTTGAGAAACAGGCTCTGCCTCTTCTCCGCTAATATAGGATGCCGAAGGAGCGGTCGGCGTGATCGTACTCGTCACAGTCACGCTTGCCGTTACGTAGGTCGTTGAAATGTCGAAGTAGGAAAGACCGTACAGCCGCACATCATAAGTCAGGCCGATCTTAACGTCCGATGAAATGAAGTCCGATGTCTGTGCGCCATCGACGCGGCTCCAGGTCAAGTACGTGGTCGAGACGCCCTCCTTGTATTCAATCACTATATCGCCACCACTTTGAATAAATTCTTCGGTGGGAGCCGTCCACGCAACCTTGATTCGTGGCAGCGCAGTACCGTCCGCCTGCATTAGTTGCGTCGTACCATCTGCCGTTAGGGTCAGATTTGTCGGCGCCGAGAGCGCGAAGGGATTCGGCAGCGTAGTATTCAGCGCGTCCGCAACGAAGATTTCGTCGGTGACGTTCCATGAATAAACGGAAGAATCCGTTTCGCGCAGCGTCATATCGACGAACACCTCAGGAGGCGTTCCACCGCTGGCAAAGTGCCAGTCCATCACCTCGAAAACCTTGGATGAAAAACCGAGCTTCGCGTTCGTGATCATCACCGTGTCACCCGCGCGCACTTGCATGGCCTCAAGGCGAAACCGTGCCGTCATCGTGATCTCTTCTCGCGCTCGCCTTAGCTCGACAACTGCCAGCCGTTGCGCGCAACTAGGCGAGGTCGTGAACGGGAGAACGACATCGCGAAAAAACTTCGTGTTGTTGTCAGCGGAAACGTAGTTCGCATCCGTGATCGTCGGGAAGTCCGTCACCTGCCAGTCGTTGTCTTCCGAGACGTAAACGCCTTTGACCGAGTTCACGCGGTCGCGTGCGCTTGTGCGGGTCTGCACGTTGATCGGACCGACGAAATGCTTCTCGTCGAAAGTGATCGTCGGAATCCGATAGGCGGCTGCATACGGAACGATCTTGCCGCCGCTATACGCCATCAGACCGCCCATCGCCGACAGGAGCTTGCCGATATTCTCATCAGGCGAGGCACTCGTTGAGACGACGCCGTTGGCCTCGTATCGGTTCTCATAGGTCGCAGGAACAGTAACCGGCTTGATCTCCACATCCTCGTCGCAAATGTTCGCCGCCGCCGTGAAGGCGGTGTCATCAATTTCTGCGCTCGCCATCGCCATGCCGAGCGATGTGTCCGTGAGGTAGTCGCGCAGACAGAGCGCGGCATTCGCCGAGTAAGCGGTCGTGTTCGTGCGCGGGTCGAACACTTTTTTGCCGCGAATCACGGCGCTGATATTCGGGATACCGCTTGGGAATTTCTCGGCGTCCCACGTCAGGCGAACGTAAAGGTAGGCGATGCCGGAGAGCTTGTGGTCCGAGGTCCAGCGACCGTTGGCCAGAGGCGGGTTGTTTGTATCGTAAATCAAATCCGCGTCGGCCGTGTCACCTGGCACGCCGCGCTTCTTGTTGATGCGCGCCACGCCATCGTAAAGCGTCCCGGCATCTGGCACGCCGCCGGTCAGCGGAACGAGCTCGTCGTTGAAATAGATTTCGTCAATCGCTTCGACTTCGTGACCAGCGAGCGTTACCACAATATGCAGGTACTCGTTCTTCGTCCCGGTAGTCGACAGATATACAATCGTGCCGCTTACACGCATCCGACCATATACAATGGTTCGCGCGGAAATCGGTGATCGCACCATCTGCGAGCGATCCGAAAGCGAAGAGTCGCTGAAACTCGGCATCTTCGGCGCGAGCAGCTTCGACGCGGCCATCGAGGCGGCGGTCGTTGCGATGAACTGCACGACGGTTGCAATCGCCATCGCCGCGCCGACACTGATTTTAATGCCCACGGCTAGTGTCGCCTGCAACACAATCTGCGCTATAAATAATTGCGGCATGACTCAGAAATTCCAGCAGCGTGTTTCTTGACCGATTGTCGGAACGAATGACAGTCCGTCCCGTGCAACAAAAGCCGATACCGAACCCAAGCAAATGCCCAGTGCCGGACCCTTCAAAGTATGCTTCGACACTATATCTCCGCGCTGAGCTTTCGTGTTATCGACCTCGCTCAATCTTGCGTCGCTCACTGCGATTCCGACTGCATTGCCGAACGGTCTCAGCATCCGCATTGCTCCGAGCGCACTCGAATATTGACCACGAAAAGATGCAGCCAAGTCGCAGCCGGTAGCCATCAGAATCCAGTCGGCCGCGAATAAGCAGCAATCGTTCGAGCCCCACGCGAAAGGTGCGCGCCTCTTGCGCTCAATGTATTCGCTGAGTGCGTCCGGCCAATGGTTGCAGCGCGTCAGCATCATCAACTGTATCCAATCTGTTCGACCTCATCGCCGCCATCGCGAATGGGAGCCGCGAGCTTTGCGTTGCCCCAGTAAATTTGCTTCTCCTGAATCGCCGTGACGAACTCCAGGCCTTTGTCATTCGGGAAAAGGTTTTTCTGCTCTTCGTTCGTGTATCGCACCTCGCGCGGCCGGCGAAAATCCACGAGCTTGTTTTCCGCGGTCATTCCGATGGTGGCGTTCTGCCCGTCGTCGCTGATCGACATTACGTCCATGCGACCGGAGAAGATTGTGACGGGCGAAGACACCAGTGCACCGCTGGCGTTGAGCGCGCCGAATAACACTGAGCACGCTTGGCCTTGATAGTTTTCGGTAAGCGCGACGGTAATGAGCGCAGTCGGCACACCAGAAAGCTGCATCGTGATACCGCGTGCCGCGAGGTCGGTAGTTTCTTCGACGGGAGAAATTGTGCCCAGCGTGCCCATGCCTAAATAACCAGTGCTGCCAATCGTGATTGTCCCGTAGCCCGTCCAGAGATTTACCGGCGTGGCAAACGAAAGCGACGCGAGCAAGATCGGCGAGAGCTGCGACGCGCTCACCTCGGTGACCATATCATTGCTCAGACTGCGCCCTGCGGTCGTGATGCTCATGTCTCCACGTCCTCCACGATGCCGAAGCTCACGCCGTAGATACTCGCCAAGTCAATCGACCATTCCGTCGCCTGTTGCGTGAGGCGGAACACGCCCTTCGCGTTTGTGCGAACGATTGACGTGCCGCCTGTGTAGCTCTTCCTCAAAACGGGAAACAGATCGACGCTTGATGACGAGTTAACCTGTATAACCTTGTACAGACTCGTCGAGATTTGCAGCCAGTCGCCAACTGCGAAAGACCCAGTCGCGCCGCTGATTCCCAACGTCGTCGTGTTTGCCGTGGCACTCGATACCGTAAGCGTCCCGGTGACTGCTCCGCGAGGGTTTGGGTTGGCGTAATCTTGAAAAAGAAACGTGCCGCGCTGCGCGGCGAGCAGGAACGATATGATCTGTTCGGCGTCGGCGCGCAGCATCGGCGGACAATCGACGGAGCCGAGCCAGCCCTGTCCCGGCCAGTTGTACTGCTGCGTCTGTAGCGTGAACGGCGACGTGTTGCGCGAGGTCGCCGAGACACCCGTGAGCGAAAGCCGCGAAAGGTTAAACGGACTCGGCGGCGTGAGTGGGTAGGAGATAGCCATTGCGAATCAGGCGAACGCTGCACGGTATCCGCCGCCGCGTCGCACCATGTCTGGAATCTCGGCCTTGAGTCGCTTGCGCTCCTGCTCCAGGATCGGCACCAAGTCGCCGCGCGAGACACCTGCGGCGATGTTGTAGTTGACTGTGACGCCGCCCATGCCGCCGCTGCCGGTGGTCATTTTTTCATTCGGTACGATGCTGCCGCTGGATCTCGGCACGAATAGTTCCGGTCCGCGCTCTCCGACGATGTAAGAGGAGCCGGCGCTAACGGGTCCGCCATCGGCGCGAAAAGCGTCTGCAAAGCTCTTGCCTTGAAGCATCCCGCCGATGCCGCCCGCAAGTCTGCTGGTAACTTGCTGCTGGAAGACCATGCGAATTAGGTCTTGCGCCACACCGCGCAATACGTCGCGCAGTTTTTCACCCGACAAAATCGCATCCTCGAATCCATTGGCAATGATTGCTCCAGCCTCGCGAGCAAGTATTCCTTGCTCGGCTATGAGTTTGTTGAGCTGACCGGAAATGGTTTCCTGCTCTTTAGTTTTTTTGATAATCGCCTCTTGTACTGCTCCAACTGGTCCGCCAAAATTTTTGTATGTTTCCAGTGCAATGTTCTGCTCGCCTAGTTCAAACGTAAGTTGGGAATATCTTTGCGTTAGCCCTTCGATCAATTGCTGCTGATTCAGTCCCACGCGCTGCGTTTCCGGCAGCATGGCGTTACGCTGCTTTTCGGCTTCGCTTATTTGTTCGTCGAGAGTGACGGAAATTGCTTTTGCATTATTCAGTTTTGCCAAAGCTTCGTTTTGAAGTTTCATTCCTTCCGCCGGATTGGTCGCCATTAAATTGACGGCCTCCATGAACATCTCGGTTGCTTGTGTTTTTAGCTTATCAGCGATCTGACCTTGAGTCATGTTGATCGCATCGAATTGCTCTTGTAAGATTTTGGTCGAGTCAACCGTGCCTGCTATTTCTTTTTTGAAACGATCCAACTTCAGCAAATTGATACGCTCTTGAATTTCTCCCTCGGTCAATGGACTGAAAGCGTTTTTCAAATTGATTCCAAATTTTGCCAGTGCCAGCGGCAACTGCATGAAGAAATTCAGCACGTTCTGGATCGTCCGCTCCATCTGCATCGCAGTCGCGACCTGATCCTGCGAAAAACCCATCTCATCTCCAGATTCAGCGACTCTATCTAGTCGCTGTTTCATCATATTGAGAGCACCAAGGATGGCTTGTCCTCCGAATGCTAACTGAGTTACCTTGGAAATCCTTTGGGTGTGCTTTTCCAATCCTTGCAAGGAGTTCTGCACGCTTGCAAAAGCAGCCTTCGTCGCATCGACCGCTCGGAGTGTAAATGATGCGCTAGCCATTGTGCTTTAGTTTTCGATTCTGATATTCGATGTATGCAAGCCAGCCGTTCAATTCCTGTGCTGGCATTGCGAGCACTTCGCTTGCGAATTTGCCGAGACGATCTGCGAGCGCATACACGGCGAGGAAGTCGGCAGCTTCTCCGCCGTAAATTAGTTTTTTAGTTCGTCGACCTTCGGAGCTTCGTCCGCGAGGATGGCGCTTGCGACTCGCCCGACGACGTTGCTGTCGGCCTTGTTCAGCAGAGTCGGCTTGTTTTCTATCGTGAACAATTTCGCGCCGTTTTCATCGGTTGCCTTCATGATCAAGATATCGACGAGCAACTCCATGTCGTTGTCCTTGCTGCGTCGGTATAGCCGATTCTTTTCGGAAAGCGTTACAGGCGCGGAATAGACTACGAGCTTCCACTCTGGCACGTCGATTTTGCGCGTGCCGAGTGAAACGAAATGCTCCCTGACGAGATCAATGGCTTCCATGTGTTGTGTGTTTTTGTGTTGTCGCTAAAGTCAGGCGGTCAGCGTAGTCAGCGCGCCGTTGCCCTCGAAGGAAATCGAGCCCTCGACGATGCCATCGAAACTAGCCGTCACGTCGAACTTGGTCACGATTGCGGCGCCGCTGTAGTACACGTCTCCACTGGAGGCGCCCTCAGGATAAAGGTTGAGAGTCACCGAGCTGCCGATGGTGATCAGCAGTTGGCCGGCGTCAGCTTCATCCCAGAAGAGGTCACCTGATGCGCTCCAGGTTTTCATGGACGCGAGGCGCGTGCGGTAAACGTCGCCGATCACGCTATCCTCTACAGTGTCCGAAGAGTGCGAGAGCGCGTAGTTTCGCAACTCGCCAATCGTGGTACTCGAAATCCTTACGAGTCCTTCCCGTCCGAGATGGTTAGCCATTTTAGTCCGTGGTCAAATAGATGCAGTTAAAGGTATGCCGAGCCGTGCCGAAGCGCCTGTCCTCGTCTGGCTCGATCACATATTCGACTTGTGTCAAATGCAGGTCGCGGCACTGGCCGCCTAGTGTGACATCTGCCAAAACCGCCGCCTCGACCGCTGCGCTGCCAGTGTCGAAAAGGTCGTCGATCAAGTAAGTGCCGCTCTCGGCCACGAAGTAATCGACCATCAACTGAAGCTGCCGGTATTGCGTGCGATTGCTCGGACCGAGCGTGCGGACCTCGATCTGCTCGCTGACCGCATAAACGGCGGCGGCCGGAAAGCTAATGCTTGCAATCGTGTTGTCCCTGCCTCGCAAGATGTTCGCCGTCGGAACGACGAGAGCGCCTGTAAGCGCGGTGGCGGTAGCGTTGCGGATGTTCGTGCGTGTGCTCATGGATTGGAAGGAGCCATGACGGGAGCCGCGCCTTGCACGCGAGTGAATCCGAGATTCACGGCCTTGCCGGCCTGTAGTCTCTTGATCTTCTTCAGCGT